ATGTTCCCGCTCGCCGTATCGTTAGCCCATCGCGCTATGCCGTAGCGGTTCGGGATGGTCGGGAACTCGACCGGCCCTGCCGCGAAACTCCCGCTCATGGAGAGCACGAACGGGGTCTTGACAACGTGCCAGCCCATTCGGTCGTATTCGTACCAGGAGCCCGTGAGAACGCCCACGATGTCGGTGAGCTTGGATGTCTCGTTGATGATGCCGGAGCGCATTAGATCATCGCCTCCGTCGCGGTCGCGCGAACCTCGCACGAACTGATTACAAGGTCAACGGGGGCAGAGAAACTCACGCGGATGACACACTTGCGGTTCATACCGAGATTCCGCCATCTTACTCGGTGCGAATACTGACCCGTACGCCCGAGCCCTGCAGCCTTCGCCGTTCCGAATGTGTGGCCCCCGTCCTTCGACACCTCGAGCATCATCTTCGGCTCGGTGTCGTAATTCTCGAACATTCCCACGTTGCACTCCACCGCGAGTTCCTCGATGGTGAAGGGCCGGAAGTTGTCGACCACCACGCCCGTCTGCCTTCTGCGTATGACCGGGCGCTTCTCGCCCGTGCGGAAGTCCTCGACGAAATAGTCTCGCATGAACGTGCATACAAGGCCGTCGCGCGTGAACGCATAGAACTTCTCGCGCCAATACGCGACCGACTCCGCACGCCACCGCACGTCCGTCCCAAGGTCGCCGACGGTTGACCGCTGATGCCATCCGCCATCGAGCGCATCGTAGACCCACGTCTCGTTGCATCCTGGCAACTGCATCACGAAGAAGTTGTGCTCGCCTTCGGAATAGCAGAACCCGTAAGCCTGCCCCTCGGGATTCTCCAGCAGCTTGTCATCGAGCCATTGCTCGGAAATCTTCTTGAACGATGTGCCGGTCGCCATCATCACGCACTTGCCATATTGCGCACCGCTCGCCACGAAGTACACCACCGAGCCCGAAGAAGCAACAGAGAATGGGGCCTCGAGCCCGAACGAGTTTTGCGCGGTGTATGACGTGCGCACCCAATCCTCGTATTCTCCCGTACCACGCTGCCAAATCTCGACCGTCTTGGGGCCGAACACGTACAAGGTAGGGCCGACCGCATAGATGCCGTTGATGTTGTCGCTCGACGATTCGGTGTTGAAGTATTGCTGCACGTGGTAATCGTCCTCGAACACGTGCGAGAACGCATCCAAGTCCTCGGTGAGTACGGTCACGCCGTCGGGCGCATAGACCGGCTTGCCGTCCTGCATCTGGAACATCGTGCGCGTATCGCTTGCGAGCGGGTACGCCTTCGAGTAGTAGCAATAGCCACTCCCCGCATCATTTACGACGATCGAGCCACCGACAACCGCCACGTGTGTCGGGCGAATCGTGCCGCCGCCTTCGGTGATGCGTTCTGGGAGCTGCACCGGCTTGAGCGCGCCGCCTTCGAGCAGGTCGTATGCCTGGAGGTTCACGCCGTCCGCGATGAGCAGGAGAGCGCGAGGGCCACCCGTCTCGGCAAAACTGATGCGACCGCTAGGGGCTACCGTTCCGAGTGTCTGCAATACTCCCGCAGTCGTGACGCGGTAGAAGGTCGTGCCGAATACGGCGAACATATCCTCGGGCGAGGATTCCGAACGCAGGCCGATAGTGCTCACGTATGAGCCACGGCAAGACGCGCTCGTCGAGGTCATCGCAAACTTCTTCAATCCCGGCACGCTCTCCATGTACTCGTTCTTGCCGTTGCGCGAGTAGTAGATGTTGTTGCTCCACGCGCTGCCCTGCACCGCCGCGAATTTCGCGCGGTCGGTTGCGCCCACGAGCATATTTGTAACTTTCGCCGCCATTACAAGCCCACCCCGCCGAGGCCGTTGTAGTAGTCATCCATGTACGAGCCTGCTAGCTGTCCGAGGTTCGTGAGCGGCCTATTGACCGCCGCGTTCTTGTCGATGGCATCCTTCGCCGCGAGCAAGTCCTCCGCGACGGATTCCTTGTAGGCAAACAGCTTGTACCTCTTCACCATCCGCGCCTCGAGCGCGTAGAGGATGAGGTTCTTGTAGAGGGGAGACAAGTAAATCGTATCGCCTGCGGAGTAGTGCGGCAGCTTCTGCGCGGAGAACACCTTGAACTCCGCACCCGCCGTGCCGTTCATCTTGATTTCACCCACCATGCGCGTCGAGTTGTCCGGGGCCTTGTCCGCATACACGTTGTACGCATAGCCCTGCGGGAGCGAACCCGAAGCGAGCGAGGACACGTCCTCGACGCTGATGGGCTGGAGCTGCATCCATCGGATGCCCACGTGACGCGCCACGCCCATGATGTTGTCGGGCGGTTCGATAGGCACGACGTTTCCTGCCGTGATTTCGCCTGCAATGGGCGTGAAGAACTTGATGCTCCCCGCAGCGGTCACCACATCCTCGCGAATGTTTGACGCGATGTAGTTGTCGCTGTTGAGGTCTGCGATGGCGGTGTTGAGAAGTTCCGCGCAAGAGTCGAGCAGCGCGCCATCGGCGTGTTCGTCATCCGCAATCATCGAGAGGTCGCGGCAAGCGGAGTCTACAATTTCATTTACGGTCATGCCTTCATTTTGTCGCGAAGAAAAACCACAAAAAGCCCGCCGGAATTATCCGGCGAGCATAACCCAAAGGAGGCTTGAGTTTAGCGAGGCTTACGAGACCAGCGTGTAGGTCGTGACGGATTCGCGGTGGTCGAAAATCTTGGCGCAGAACGGAAGGTCGATGCGCAAGAGTTTAACGCCGTTCTTGCCGTCGCCGAACTCCATGACCTTGAGCGTGATGTTGCCATCGGTGCCCACGTCCTTGACTTCGGAACCCGGCAGGCTGTTGAAGCGGTACTGGTCGAAGGAGAGGCAGGACTCGGTGCGAACCTGGCCCACGACGTACTGCTTGGAGGCGGTGAGCATCGGGGAGAGGGTGAGCGTGACGGTCGTGCCGGAAGCGGCAGCGCTGATGGAAGCGGAAGGGAGCACGGCGTTCGCGTTGTTGTAGCCCGTACCAGGAGCGGCAATGCGCAGTTCGGGGATGACGAGCACGGAAGTGCCGCCGCGGTTCTCCATGTGCGGAATGACGACGTAGTCCTGCTCGGTCTCGATACCGGCAGCGGTGCGAACCTTGAGGCCGCTCAACTTGTACGGCATACCCGCGAGGAGCTTGCCCGAGGTGGCAGGAGTGATGCCGCTGATGGCGGTCACGCCGAGCACGTTGTTGTTGGCGTCCTTGACGATTTCGCCCGTGATGGTCGGGGCCGCGTCCATGTTGGTCGTGTTGATGACCGGCACGTTGGCGAGTTCAATCTGTTCTGCGCCACCGTACTTGCCAAGGTACGCGTCCTCGTAAATCTTCACCATCTTTTCGTTCGGGATGAACTTGGCGAGGCCGCCTTCCGCGATGTCGCCCATGATGGTCGGGCTCTGGAAGGAGAGCTTCTTGCCAGCCACGCCGAGTTCGTTCAGGGCCTTCGCGGACTTGGTGAGCAGCTTGAAGTCTGCGGAAGTCACGACGAGAGCCTGGGCAGATGCGAACATGTTTTCGTCCATGACGGCCTTCTGCGTGGAGATGGCGAGGTTCTTGGCGCGCGGTGCGCCGATTTCTTCCATGAACTTTTCGCCGTCCTCGGTGTTCACGAACTCATCCCAGAGGTCGAGTTCCACGGAGGAGTTCTTGTTGTTCATGTAGGCGTTGATTTCGGGTTCGTTCACCTGGTCGGGGTTGGCAACGATGCCGTCGTGAACGGTGCCGGGGTCGGTGAGGTAGCCGGTGACCTTCATGCCGTACTTCTTGCCCTTCAGTTCTGTCTGCGGGAACTGGGACTTTGCGCCCTTGATGTAGTTCATCTCGTCGCCAACGAGGGCGGCAATGAGCTTCAATTTCTTGCTGTTGGCAAATGCCATGAGATTATCCTCCGCGCACAATCCGTGCGCAAATGGTGTAGGTGTTCGGTTAATCGTCCGCGCACCTACGGACAATGTCATGGGTGCTTCAAGTGGTCGTGTTTACCGTCTCGGCCAAAGACAAAGGGGTCGTGCGCCGACTCTGCGAACGGGGTTTCGCGATTCCCCGTTGCACTCATATTGTCGCGAGAAGGCGCACCCCATTAAAATTTTTTACTTGAAGCGTCTCACGAACGCGCGCATCTCGTCTGGGTCGGAGTAGATGTCTGGCTTGACTCCCGCTCCCGCCTGCTTTCCTGGCTTGCCCAAGTGCGGCATCGTGGGCTTTGTCGGCGCGGCAGGGGTGGCAGGCGCAGCGGGTGCGTCATCCATGCGCTCATCGACACGGCGAAGGGCATAGTACACGTCGAGCTGCGAGACACGGCGCGAACCGTCGCCGAACACGTCGCGGAAGGTCTGCTGGTCGTTCAGCACCTTCTCCATGACGCGAGGGCCGTGCGGGTGGTTCATGAGGAAGTCTGCAGCGGCAGGGCATTCGTCGAGAATCTGCCCGAGCCCGCGCTGCGAACAATACTGCACCTTCGCGTAGAACTCCTGCTCGCGCTTCTCGTCGTTGAACGCCGCGTGGACGTTCTCCATCCACACGCGCTGCTGGGCGAACGCCTCGTCGTCGGCTTCCTTCTGCTTGCGCTTGGATTCCTCGTCCGCGTCGGCCTTCTTCTTCGCTTCCGCGTCACGTTCTGCGAGAATCTTGTCCACCCTGCACTGCGTGAGGTAGTCGATGTAATCGTCATCGCTCTCGAAGTCCTTGCGGGTCTTGGGCGCGTTGTTCGGGTCGAGTTTCTTCTCGATCTCGGCGAGGCGCGCCTTGAGTTCGGCGTTCTCCTTGTCGCGCGCTGCAAGTTCGTCGGCGTGCTTCTTGTTGTTCTTGTCGAGCTGTCTGCGGAACGAATACTCGGCGCGCTTCATCGGGTCGTCTGGGATTTCCTTCTTCTGCTTCGGTTCGGGTTCGGACTTGTCCTCGGGCTTGTCTTCGGTCTGCTCGGCAGGATGTTCGGTTTCTTCCGGCTTTTCCTCGGGCTTCTCTTCCGGGGTTTCGCTCGGCTGTTCGGTCTGGGTTTCTTCCGGCTTCGGCTCGGTCGGTTTCGTTTCTTCGGGTTTCTCCGCCGCAAGTTCGGCGAGAGCCTTGTCTAATCTGGACATCGTGTCCTCCTTCGGTTTAGGTTTTCAAAATTTCTTTGCCGTCAATATCGCGACACGTTGCAAAAGCGAACTCAACGCTGGGTTGCTTGCCAATCCGATCGTTGTCTAGTGCGCTCATCAACTTTGTCGGGCGCAGGCGTTGTCGGTTCGCTCGGTTTCGCCGCACCACCTTGAACCGCGCGATGGCGACCCCGAGCAGGTAGTTGATGAGCGCGTGCGGGTTCTCGGTCTTGGCATCCGTGTCTATCTTGTCGAGCAGCATCAAGACGATTTCCATCTGCACGTCGACATCTCGGCACACTTCCTCGAGGTACGCGTCCGCGCTCCTGATGTTGATGGCGACGGCGAGGCGCACGATGGCGAACAATACCGTGCCTATCATGTCGTCGAGTTCGCGGGTGATGCGTCGAGCCCTGCGCAGGCGCACGCACATCGCGAACACGTCCTCGTTCTCGAATGCCGGGAACTTATGCCTCATCCATCATCCTCTCTATCTCGTCCTCGTCCATGTCGTTTCCAGCCGTCTTGATTACCGGGTCGTCGATGTTGGAGAGTTCCACGCACGAAAGCGCGGCAGCATCCAGGATGTCGGTTGACATCTTGAGCAGCACGCGCAGGTCATCCTTCGGAGTCACGAGCAAGCGGCCCTGCCTATCCTTGCGCCACGATAGCGCACAGGCCTGCCGTTTCAGTTCGGGCGTGAGGTCGAACCCGTCAACGCATAGACCGCGCTTCACTTGCGCGGCAAAGTTGAACATCATCTCTGCGCGGATGTTCGCGAACTTCTCGCGGTTGTCCTCGCTCGGATGGCGCGAGAACGGAATTTGCTCGCAGGGTATCTCGTACTTGAGGATGTTGAACTCGTAGTCGCTGAACGCCATGTCCATGTTCAGCTTGCCGATTTTGTTCTTGTGGTTGAAGTTGACGATGCGCCGCACTGTTTCCTCGTGGTCGATTCCGTTCAGCTTCCACATATCGAGCACGGTGTTGCCCTTGCGCGCAAAGAACGCGGTCGCGTCACGTTCCACGCCCTCGCCGCAGTCGAGCCCCGCCACGATCGTCTCGTCAAGCGTGGTCGCGGCAACGAGCGGAAACTCGTCAAGACGGATGAGCGATGTCGCGCCGTTGCCCACGAGGATTTCTCCATCCAGCTCTTGACGGCGCATTTCGTCGGTAGTGATGCCCGATAGAATGAGCGCATATTGCTCGTCGGTGATGAACGTGTTGTCGCGCGTGGTGGCCTTTATGATTTCCCAGTCGCAGTCGCTCGAGGCCATGAGCACGTTCCAGCCGGAATCGACGCGCGGTGTGGTCGCCCCGATGATGCGTGGCTTATCGACCTCCGGCCCACGCATACAAGGCCCCCAGACAGAGAGAATCGGCAACGGAGCGAGGAACATCTCGTCGAGCAACAGAAGGGAGATGTTGGTGTATCCGCGCGAGGCATCCACCGACTCGTATGTGCCGAAGTAGACGAAGTGTCCGTTGTATCGCATCTGCATCGGGGCCTCTCGCCACTCGATGAACGAGTAGATGCCCCAGTCTGTCGCCATGCGCTTGATTTCGGCATAGAGCGTGTCGTGCAGCGTGTCGTACCGCTGACCGCCCACCATCACGTTCTTGCCCTGCAAGAGGGTCAATAGGGTGATTGCTGCGAGCACGAAGGACTTACCCGCGCCACGTCCGCACAAAAGCAAAGACTTGTTCGCGGTGGAGTCCATCAACTTTCGCTGATGGGGTAGGAGTTTCAGCGTGACATCCACGCTACACCTTCTCGATGTGGACGTTCAAGTTGTTGTCGAGTTTTCCGGCGAGTTTTCCGGCGAGTTCGATCTTCTTCTTCGCATCGTCGGATTGGTCGTGGGTTGAGCCGATGAACTTTGCGGCACGTTCCGCGAGTTGCATCTTCTGGTTCGCGATTTCCGGGTCGGGCTCGTTTAGGGCATCGTCGAAAAGTTTTGCGAGGCGGTCGCCTTTTGCGGCAGCGCGAGCGCAGTCATCAAGAATGGCCCTGCGGATAGCCTTAATCGTCCCGCCCTTCGATCCTGCGATTTTAGCGGCAACATCGCCAGCCTCAAATCGGAAAGCCTTGTCGCCGAAGTTCGAACGGCTAGGCGAACGGCTAGGTTTTTCAGCAACCGCCGTGCATTTTTCGCGCAAAATCGGCTTTTTTGCCGTTTTTACGGTGGATTTTTGCAACTTTTTTGCAGATTTGGCAGGGATGACGGTCATGCGCGCCCCCTTACCACCTCGCATAGGATGGCGTACAGCAAGCGTGGCACGTTGGTGCAGTTGGGCTCGATTCCGTAAGTCCGGGCGATGTAGTCGGCAGGGGAGGACGCGGGAGGAATCGTGGAAACGTCCTTTTCGGGCGTTTCCGTGCGTTCTGCGGCCTTTTCTTCTTCGGGTGGTGTAGTTGACGGGGCAGGGCTGAAAAGAGCCTCCTGCGCGCGTCTATGTTGATTTCTTGCCATTTGGGTTCGCCCTCGCTACTCTGCGAACCCCCTTCACACCCATAAATTTATGCAAATATGCGCATAAATGCAATAATTAAATAAATTGTAAAGAAAATTTTACAATAAAACTATTGCTAAACGTGTGTAAAGTGTGTATATTTGAAATGTGAACAAACAACAAGCGAGGTCACAAATGAAAATGGAAAACTGCAAAAAGTTCAACGATGCTTTCATCAAGGCGTTTAACGAGGCTATGAAAACCGATGCGGGGCAGAGCATTGCAAAAGACCTCGCCATGTTCGCCTTCTGCAACGGCAAGACCAGCAAGAAGGCTATCAAGGAACTCAAGGACGGATTTGTCGAGGCCTGCTTCTACGGAATGCTCAAAGAAAGCAAGGAGGCGATGGGCTTGTTTGCTGAATGCGTCAGAAAGGATTTGATTGCGGAGGCCTAACGCCCCAGGCGCACGGGCAACGCCACAAACCCGTAAAACCTTTAAACCCTAACAAAGGAGGCCAATATGCGTAAACTGCAAAGGCTCAAGCATTTTCTGTGGCACGTGTGCCACTTCCACGGCCCGACCTGCACCACCGTCACGGAGTCCGTGGTGGCTACCAGCAGGGATGAGGCACTCACGCGCGTGTTCGGGTGCATCCCGCCGTCATACATGCCGCTCGTCGTCTGGAGCGAACCGATAAGGAGGGCCGTATGAACAAGAAATCCATGGGCAGGCCTTTCGAGCGCATCAACCTGATGCTCGACCGCCGGCAGCTCGAGAAGGCCATGGCGGTCGCCATCGAGGGCGGGGAGCCGGTCGCGGAGGTGGGGAACAGGTCGGGCTTCGTTCGGTGGCTGCTGAACGCCTACATCAAGGTCAACAAGGGGGTCAAATGAAGAAACTCTACACGAAAACGCAGAAATGGCTAGAGAATCCCGATTTTCCCGAGTGGAAGGTTCACCGCATCGCGTTCGGCTGGATGCTCATGCAGTACGGCGACCTCGTCACGGTGAAGGCTGGAGGGGAGGAAATCACCCTTAAACTCGAACACGTAGAAGGCGGCAGGCCGATGTGGTACGAGTCCGCACCGATTGATCGCGAACTTGCCGAGGGGCTTGCCGGGTTCAAACTGATGGGCGATAATTGGCGGCTCTGCATCGACGGAGGCGGTGAGCCGAGGGTGAACGCCTATGCCAAGCGGTCGCCCCTGGGTGGATTCCCCGTCCAGCCAGACAAGGTGCGCATCGTCAAGTAACCGCCCCGCATTTGCACGGAGAGCCCCTTCCGGGGGCTCTTTTGCGTTTGGGTGGTGGGTGTGTTCAACCAAACAAAAAAAAACTTGTGTAAACACCCCTCACGCGCGCACGCGCGTTTGAGGGTTCTTTACAGATATTGGATCTTTATAAGGATAGCAATTCAAAGAACCCTCAATCTTACTTCTTACTTCTTACTTCTTACTTCTTACTTCTTACTTCTTACTTCTTACATCCTTTTGTTTAGTTTTATATCTTGCTTTATAGTTTGCTTTATACTTAGGTTTTGATTTTGCTTTATATTTTGCTTTTTGAATATGTAAACTAGAAATAATTTTGTAAACTGATATTTTACAAAATTATTTGTACATAATGACGAAAAAGTGTTATATTTGTGTTAGGTTGATTGCCGATAATGCGGAATATATAAACCGCTGACAATATTCGACAATTGACCTGCTAAGGAGTTTACCTATGGCAGGTTTTCGTTTTAAGATAGAAGAAAAAGACTTACTCGTCAACATCGTGAAGACGGCTGTCGCACGTTTTGACGAGCAGACGGACGCAATGCTTAAGAAGGGCGACGATCCGCTGCTTGTCGTCGGCGCGAAAAAGACCGCCGATACTGCGAGAAACATTCTCGCTAAAATCGAAGGCACGTTCAGCACGGATGGCGAATGATGCGGGTCCGTTGGGTGAAAATATGGATTGACCCGATGGCAGCCCTTACGGAACGCTTCCGCAAGGAAGACGGCTCTATTGACTTCGAGGCCCTCGGTCGCGAGGAATACGAGTTCAGGCACGCGCTTATCGTCGGCGACTTCGCCAAATCTGCGCGAGCAAAAGAAGCTGCAGACCAGGCAGCCAAAGATTTCAAGTACCATAGCGAGAACGGCAAGAAGGGAGGCAGGCCCAGGAAGGACGCTGCCGGGCCTATGCCGTCCGACCGTCAGGCGGTTATAGATTTTGCGACCGCCGAAGGACTCGACGTTGACGATGCGTGCGAATGCTTTTACGCCACTACCGAAAGGAAGAACAAGACCTCGAACGGCGAAAAGATTACCGACTGGAAGAATTACGTGAAGACGTGGTGCAAGACGAGGGCGAAGAGGAGGAACGCATGAAATCGTATAAAGAAATCATCGCGGAAATCAACCGCAACCGCACCATCAAGCACTTCGCACACCTTACCGGCACGTACAACACGTTGTGCGAGGTTTCCACGACATTCAAGGAAAACGGGAAGTACAGACTTACGAAACCGCAGGAACACACGTTCTACATGGCCTCGGTAGTGCCGGAGGTCGAGAAGTTCTGCGGCAAGTGGTTCACGGAATCCGTCAACCCGGATGCCCTGCCGCATCCAATCCGCATCGCTATTGAATGGCACAACGGCGTGAAGGTGAGGGATGTAATCATGCAGAACTTCCCGAACATGGCTCGGATGCTGCCGATGGTGCACGATCGTTGCGAACGCCTCGGCATCAAGCTGAACGTGCCGTCTACCGAATGGGAGGACCTATGACCGAACACGTCTACAAGTCGAAGAAGACCGCATCGCAGTTCATCGCGCGTGGTGAGCCGAATAGGGCCTTCCTGATTGTCGAGGGCGAAGCTTCGACGGTGGGCAAGGTCGTGAAGGAAGTCGAGCGCATCCGCATCTCGGGCGCGGACTTCGCCACGGTAGACTGGACCGCGAGAATGCTCGCAAACACTTTTTAACAATAGAGGAAAAAAAATGAACGAACAGAATATCCACTTCAAGCGCGAACGCGCGAACGACGGCATCCACGACCACGACTTAATCGTCAACGGAACGGACGAAGGCATGGACGTGAAGGATTGCATATTCGGGTGCGTCGTCGCATTGGGGATTCTCGTGGCATACACCGTCGTCGCTTTCCTGGAGTAGGCCATGACTAACAAGAGAGACATAGACATCCTTATCGAATGCGTCGAGGACGCACAGCGCACGAAAAAGCAGGCAGCGGAGGTCATCGCCGACCTTATCGTGGAAGGCAAGATGCCGACCGAGACCCAGGTGCGAGCCTACTGCCTCGCACGGCTCGGCGTCCAGTCCACCACGCGAGACCTTGAAAACTGCATGGAAATCGCCGCCATCGACGCGGCAGAGGAGGCTTAAAAATGGAAACGAGAAAACTTACTAACTCGATGCGCAGCAAGTTCAACGCCTGCCATAGAGCATACAAAATCGCCTACGTCGACCTCATCCGTCCGGCGAAGGCATCGGACGCACTCTCCTTCGGAACGGCGATGCACGCGCTCCTCGAGGCCTATTGGGGAGGCCAGGAGACTATGGTGCTCACGGGCGACGACTACACCGACGTGACCCTGCGCTGCCTCTTCGAGGGCTACAAGGCCAAGTGGGAAGCAAGCGATGCCGAACGCTACGAACGCGTCGGCGCGGAGTTCGGATTCGAGGCCCCGCTGATGAACCCCGAGACGGGAGGCGTGAGCAAGACGTGGGTGCTCGCGGGTAAGATAGATGCCATCGCGAAGGACAAGGCGACGGGCAAGCACATCATCGTGGAGCACAAGACCACCTCCCAGGACATCGGACCCGGCAGCGACTACTGGAAGAAGCTCCCGATAGACGGGCAGGTGTCCGGATACTACGTAGGCGCATCCACGCTCGGATACGATGTGGACGTGTGCCTCTACGATGTTATCCGCAAGCCGACTATTAGACCGTACAAGGCCACGCCCGAAGAGAACCGCAAGTACAAGAAGGATGGCACGCTCTACGCTGGGCAGCACGAACACGACGAGGACCCGCACGAATGGGAAGCAAGGCTGATGGCGGACATCGCCGAACGCCCCGATTACTACTTCCAGCGCGTCGAGGTGGTGCGCTCGGAATCGGACTTGAGCGATTACCTGTTCGACATGTGGGCGGTCGGTCGCGAAATTGCGGATGCCGAGCGCATCGGACGGTGGTCGCGCAATCCGAACGCGTGCAGCATCTACGGCTCCTGCGAATACTTCGACGTGTGCACGGGATGCGCGAGCCTTGACGATGTGACCCTTTTCCGTAAGGCTGAAACCCCGAACGAGGAACTGTAAAAAAGGAGCAGAAAAAAAATGAACAACGAATGGCACAAATACGACATGCACCTTTATCGCGACTCGTTCCAAAATTACAAGGTGTACCAGATACCGAAGGCGCAACTCATCATCGCCGATGTACCTTACAACCTCGGCACGAACGCATACGGCTCGAACCCCTCATGGTACGTTGACGGCGACAACAAGAACGGCGAGAGCGACAAGGCAGGAAAAAAGTTTTTCAATTCCGAGAACGAATTTAGACCCGCAGAATTTATGCACTTCTGCTCCAAGATGCTCGTAAAGGAGCCGAAGGAAAGCGGGAAGGCTCCCTGCATGATTTTGTTCTGCGAGTTCGAGCAGCAATTCAAGTTCATCGAACTCGGCAAGCAATACGGGCTCCCGAACTACATCAATCTGGTGTTCAGAAAGGACTTCTCCGCGCAAGTGCTGAAAGCGAACATGAAGGTGGTCGGCAACTGCGAATACGGTCTCATTTTCTACCGAAACAAGTTACCGAAATTTAACAACAACGGCAAAATGATTTTCAACTGCATGGATTGGAAACGCGATACCGAAACGCCGAAAATCCACCCGACACAAAAGCCAGTCGAACTCCTGCAACGCCTTATAAGCATTTTCTCGGACGAGGGCGAGGTTGTCATTGACCCATGCTGCGGAAGCGGTAGCACGTTGCTCGCATCGCAGAAAATGAGCCGCAAGTCGTTCGGGTTTGAAGTTGACCGCAACTTTTTCAACGCGGCAAAAGACAAGGTTCTCGCGAGCTTCGAGCCCGACATGTTCCAAGCACTCAAATATTCCAAAACCAACTAAACCAAAAGAGGTAAAAAATGAACAACCTTCTCTCCAAAATCAAGAAAGGCCCGACCAAGTTGCCGCCGAAGATTATGCTCATCGGCGTGGAAGGCGTGGGCAAGTCCACCGCAGGCGCGTCGATGCCTAACCCCATCTTCATCTGTGGCGAGTCCGGCCTTGTCGGACCGCAGTTCGAAGGAATCCCCAACTTCACGCCGGAATCCTGGAAGGACATCCTCGACTTCTGCGAGGAACTCGCAGCGACTCCTGGCGACTTCCGCACGCTCGTCATCGACACGCTGGACTGGGTCGAGCCTATGCTCTATGCCCACGTGTGCGCCGAGGGCAAGCAGAAGAACATCGAGGGCTTCGGCTACGGCAAGGGCTACGTCCTCGCGCAGCAGGAGGCGCGCAAGCTGCTTGTCGCGCTTGATAAGGTAAACCGTGCGGGGCTCAACATCCTGCTCCTCTCGCACTCGCAGCTCCGTAAGGTGCAAAACGTGCTGGGCGATGACTACGATCATTTCGAGAGCAAGCTGAACGCGAAGGTGGGCGGCATCTTCAAGGAATGGGCGGACGCTGTTCTTTTCGCTCGTTTCGAGACCTTCGTCGAGAACAAGGACGGCAAGGTCAAGGCATACGGTGGCAGCACACGCGTCGTGGAGACAACGCACTCTGCCGCATGGGATGCAAAGAACCGCTACGGACTCCCCGAGCAGATGCCGCTCGATATGCTCGCAATCCTCTCGGCTATGGACGGCAACGGAGGCGACGCGAAGGCGGCAGAAATCGAGCTGCGCGGGCTCCTGGAACGTCTGCCGAAGGACAAGGCCGACAAGACGCTCAAGTGGCTCGAAACGCCCCGTTCCGTCGTGGACTTGCAGAAGGTACTGAACAACGTAAAGAACGCAATCAAGGAGGCCGACAATGGCTAATTACTCCGGCACTATCACTTCCCACGGGCTCGCCGAGTCCAAGAACAACCACACGCCATCGGTCAAGCTGTGCATCAAGGCGACCACCTGCCTCGATGACGGCAATGCCTGCGACAAGACGTTCTACGCGGACTTGTGGCTGACCGACAACAGCGCGCAGAACACCATCAAGACGCTGCGCGACATCGGCTGGCAGGGCATGGACTTCTCCACGCTGAACGGAGGCAACGACCTCGAAGGCGTGGAGGTGGAAATCACGACCGAGGTTGAGACCTACGAGGGCAACGACTACGAGAAGGTGCGCTTCGTGAACAAGCCCGGACACTTCGCGAACCGCGGTGTGAAGGCTATGGACGCGAACCAGGCGCGCGCCGTGGTGGCGAAATACAACGCCCTGCTCCGCAACAGCCCCAAGCCTGCCGCGACGGCGCAGAAACCCGCGCAGAAGGCCGGAAGGGTGGACGCAGCGCAGTACGCAAGCCCTGACGAGGATTTGCCCTTTTGACCCTTGACGAGTTAGAACGCCACTCTCGCACTCTGCTCAACTAACTCCGAAGAAACGAGGAAGAGTGCATCACGGCACACTCGGTGTCGGTTGGCGGTTTTGTTCATTTTCCCCCGCCACAAAGTCGCGGTTCGATTCCGCGAGTGCCACTAGCAGGCGAGTGCCTGCGAACGAAGCCCCAGCGCACGGATTCAGCGGTGGACTCCTTCTTTACCGAAGGGGCATTTTGACAACGAGATTCGTCTCTTATTCGCACGGATTCCAAAGGTCTTTAGGCTCTTAGATAAAGAAGGCGTAAGTCGTCATAAAGCCTTGCTCTTATTCCCGCTGTCGGGGTATCTGCCAAAGCCTTGTCACGATAAGCACAAACTCTGTGCGCTACCGCCATCGGTGGCTATGTCGCCGCGCTAACGGCAGATGGCAATTAGTGGAGCAACGCCTTGAGCGTTGCGGCATATTTCGAGGATTGGGCGCAGTCACGCACCTCGGTAAAACAACGCCCACAAGTTTAGCCCCTCCGCGCATTACCACTCGACCCCCTTCACACACGCGCGGCAGGGGCCCCGGATATGCCTTGAACAAACGATGGGCAGAAACCGCAGGGGGTCTCCGTTGAGTTTTACGAAGTCAAACCCCAATCCTATCGAATGAGCAACGACCCACGAAACTCATGCCCCTGCGGGATATTTTGAACAAAAGGAAAATGAACAAATGGAAATCAATGGTAAGGTACATTGTTTCTTTGAGCAAAGCGGAACGTTCAAGAACGAGTTTATAAAGCTCGGAATCCCTGCCGAGGACTACGATATACAGAATAACTTCGGCGAGACCGACCACGTAGTAGACCTTTTTGAAAACATACAAAATGCTTACGAGGGGGGGGGCAAGCGTGTTTGACGACATAACGAAAGACGACCTGATTATCGCCTTTTTCCCGTGCATAAAATTCTGCAACATTGCAGAATACAATCAAAGACTCGCTCAAGAAAAATGGAGACGAGACGGGATGGATGTTCATCGTATTTACGAACATTTAAAGAGACAAAGTGACGATCGTTACAAGTTTTACCAATTAGCTTTAATGATGCACGGAGTCGTTGAATTTCGAGGCTTGAGGATGGTGATGGAAAATCCTTGGCATGAAACAAACTACACCAACTATTTTTGGTTCCGTAAAGTTTCCATAATTGACAAAGATAGAACCAGGCGTGGTGATTTTTTTATCAAACCAACTGGCTACTGGTTTACTAATTGCGAGCCAACAAATGGGTTCACTTACCAGCCTACGCCTCAAGATAAAATAAAAAATACAAATATTGGATATTGGAGTAAAAAACATAATACTAAAGCGAAAAATTTGCAAGCAAAAGCAAGCTCTGTTCACGGTCTTTGTTCCGAAGAACGCAGTATGATTTCGCCCGATTACGCACGTAATTTTATCTGCGATTTCATACTTGGCAAGAAACAAGACATCGGGCAACTTTCACTCTTTTAAAGGACTAGAACAATGACCGACCAAATCTCATTCCTCCCGATGCTGGAGCAGCGCGACACCTCGTTCGAGGACAACGAGCGCAAGGCATCGCAAATCTGCGACGAGGAATTCGAGCGCGCTGACGGAGACATCGTGAAATACGTCGCCGCCTGCGTCGATCGTTTCGACAAGGAACTCCCCTTCGCCTACGACCTCCGCGACGATGACCGCGTGAAAAACGAGGACGTGGTGGGCAAGTGCTTCTTGTGCGGTCGTGACGTGACCGCGCAGGACGTGTGCCTTGTCAACGCACTGACGTACACGTGGGAGCGCAAGGATGGCACGACCATAGAGGCGTATCAATGCTTCGGGGAGTGCGCCTGCCGTGAGCCGGTTGTGACTACGTGCGACTGCACCGATGATGCGTTCCATAACGCGTATCTGCGCTTGACGGGGTACACCGAAGCGGAATACCGCGAGAAACTGAAACAAGAGAGCCCGACGTTGTACTCCGCAAGGGTGGCATCTGGAATCTACCAGGAGGCATAAAATGAAGACGCTCACGCTGTCGCTGAAGAAGCAGTGGTTCGACCTAATCAAGGCCGGAGTCAAGAAAGAGGAGTACCGCGAAATCAAACCTAGGTACTTGGGAATGTTCTGCCAGCAGAAGATCATTCATGGGCCGAACAAATACAACGATTTTGACGTCGGATTTCACCTACCCTTTCCGGAAAATCAGGAGTACGATAAGCTTGAGTTCACTTTGGCCTATCCAAGTCGAGCCGAAACCGACAAATGGCTCACGTTCAAGAATCCGAAAATCCGCATCGGCACAGGTCGCCCTGAGTGGGGCGCGGAGCTGGGTAAGCAATACTTCATCATCACTTGGGAGGCATAAATGCAATACGACGATAACGCCGAGAAGTACGGCTACGAGGGAGAGATGACACCGATTGAACTAGAGTGCAACATGGGCAAGGACATAAATGGCGTGGAGCATCGTGAGCCGTGGAAGGCTTACGATATTGACGAAGTGGACGCCATAATCGCCCAGAAGGACTTCGAGATAGACAGGCTCAAGGCTGAAAACGAAAGGCTGAAACGTGCTTTGTGGCTGGCGAGGGCTGAACGGGCGGAAGAGAAACAACAACTATTTCATTTCTCTCTTGGTTATGAGAAATTGTGTATAGACGGATTTTACGACCCATATAGCGGTCGCAGAGAATTGACGCCGAAACAATGGATTAAGGTTTTTAACAAAGTATATGTAAAATGTCTCAAGAAGGCAGAGGAGTACAAATGACTCAAGAAGAACTAAACAAGATCGTCGAACAGCACAATCACTGGCTCAAAGAGGACTGCGAAGGCTGGGAAGATATGAAGGCCGACTTGAGCGGGGCCGACTTGAGCGTGGCCGACTTGCGCGGGGCCAACTTAAGCTGGGCCAACTTGCGCGGGGCCGACTTAAGCCGAGCCGACTTAAGCCGAGCCAACTTAAGCCGAGCCAACTTAAGCCGAGCCAACTTAAGCTGGGCCGACTTGCGCGGGGCCAACTTAAGCGGGGCCGACTTAAGCGGGGCCGACTTAAGCGGGGCCGACTTAAGCCGAGCCAACTTAAGCCGAGCCAACTTAAGCCGAGCCAACTTAAGCGGGGCCGACTTAAGCGGGGCCGACTTGAGCGTGGCCGACTTGAGCGAGGCCGACTTAAGCGAGGCCAACTTGCGCGGGGCCAACTTAAGCGGGGCCAACTTAAGCCGAGCCAACTTAAGCCGAGCCAACTTGAGCGAGGCCTACTTAAGCGGGGCCTACTTAAGCGGGGCCAATTTAAGCGATGCCGACTTGCGCTGGGCCAACTTAAGCTGGGCCAACTTAAGCGGGGCCGACTTAAGCGGGGCCGACTTAAGCGAGGCCAACTTGCACTGGGCCAACTTGCGCGGGGCCGACAAATTCCGTCTCGGCAAGGTGCTAGACGAGCCGCTCACTGGCTACAAGAAAACGAAGGAAGGAGTGGTCATTACTGCCGAGATTCCCGCGGGTGCCATCGTGTTCTGCATCAACGGCAACAAGTGTCGAACCAACCGGGCGAAGATTACCGACATGGAAGGTCACGAAGTCCTGTGCTCGCAATACGACAGTACCTTCGAGTACCGACTAGGGCAGGAAATCAACATCATGGATTTCAACCTGATGTATAACGTGGAGTGTGCCAGCGGGTTCCATTTCTTCAGGACGAGGAAGGAGGCGGAGGAGTACTAATGAGCGAATTGAAAGCAATTAACGCATACCAACTAACCACCAACACCGAAGATTCAGATGTATTCATCCACAACGATGAATTTGGCTGCGGCGGTGACCTTGTAGAATGTTACCTCAAGTCCGAAGCCGACAAGCAACTCCGTCACCACAAGTACAAGCGGTGCTTGGATATGGCATATAAGTGTGTGGTATTATGCCAAAAATCTAAAGACCGTTATCGTTGGGCTGAAGACGAAAATTTAGAGCATTATTACAACCATAAAATTGAATTGTTCTCAAGGTGGCACAATCGTTGGCTGGAACTTGCCGAGAAATTCAAGGAGGCAAAATGATGGAAGGTATGCCGACAATACCCGGAAAAGACCCGGAGATTATGACTTCTGGCGAGATTGCCATCGCGAAAAGACGTGAAAAGTTGAATGAGCTTTTACAGCACGGAGACCCGTTCACTAATAGGTTCATCTGCTCTTTAGGGGAGATTGCTTGTATCGCCAAAGAGATTGTAGAGACCGAAAGAATACCGAGGTACGCACTGGGTCCAGGAATCGGCGGAAGTAAGATTCTCAAGAATGGGCCTTACGAGTTTGGCAAGGCCTTCTCCTGTATAAAGCCGATAAGGGATAAGCTCAACGAAAGAATGGAAAAGTTCAGAATCGGTTACGGTATGTGGGAGCATGCCTACTCTTTTGAAAATTACGATCAGATGGTGAAGGAAATTCTGAGTGTGCTGCTTGACAAGCCTAAACAAATAAAGGAGGCGAAGTGATGATATGTGGTAGATGCAGAGCCGAAATCAAAGGCAACAAGTGCAGCGCAATGGCGCTCAAGCCACAACACCCTCACTCCGTATGGGAAGACCGATGGATGCTCTTGTGCGAGAAGTGCAGTGCAGGGCTTGTGCAATGGCTAGCCAGCGGCGACCCGATACAAGCGAGAATCAACCAAGAGGAGGCGAAGGAATACTGATGGAAGTACACTACGACGAAAACAAGCGCAAAGACCTTGTATTTACGATTTCGGTAGACGACGCCGGACACGTCGAAATCATAATAGACCAGCAACGGCCTCCGTGCGGGGATTTTCAGCAGGTAGGGCACTATTCCGTGCCGGTCCCGAAAGAACCCGCAGAGATTTTCACAATCAAAAGATAACCGCCCATAGGGCAAAGGAAACAAACCATGAGTGAAGAAAACAAGAACAACGAAAAAGAAATTCCGGGAAACCTGTTCGAAATGCTGAACTGTCTCCGCAAAAAGCGCGAGGAAACGCCGAGCGAGAAAATCCTGAAGCTCGCGCTCGAACGCGACAAGGTGTATGACCGTTGCAAGTCCTTGAGCGCAGAAATCAAGGAAGCGAAGGAAAAGAACCAGGATTACAACTTCCTCACGATTCAGTTCAACCACATGGACGATTACAAGAAAGTCCTCGGCGACCAGATCAAGAAACTCATCGACGAAACCTAACAAGGAGCAAACAACATGAAAGCGACAAAGAAACCCGTAACCATCGAATGCTTCAAGTACGATGGCGACCTCAAGAACAACAACGGCGAATACTACGTTCCCGAATGGGCCGTGGAAGCCGAAAAGAACGGTACTATCTTCTTCAAGGACCAGGGAGAAATGTACATCAAGACGCTCGAAGGCGACCACCACGCAAGCGTCGGCGACTACATCATCCGTGGCGTGAACGGAGAACTGTACCCCTGCAAGCCGGACATCTTCGAGAAGACGTACGACATTGCCGAAAATGTAGAACAGGTTGAATGCGTTCCCGACGACAACGAATACGGATTCACGCATGATTTCTCCTGGGCACTTCGTCAGATGAAGAACGGATACCGCATTCATCGTTCCGGTTGGAACGGCAAGGGAATGTTTGC